GGTGAAAATTGTAAGTTAGATATAGCACCCTCTATCGAGTCATCCTCTTCACTCTCGTCAGTATAAAACACATCGGAGTCTGCAGTTTCCAACTCAGAATCCTCCTTCCGAATATTATCAGTGAGAACTTCAGCATATTTCATCTCCACTTCCTTCTTCGCCTGCGTATATACTTCAAGAAGATTATCAGATGTATGTGGAAATTGTTTCTCAAGATACTGCGAATAGTGTTCCAAGGCAGCCTCCATATCACATGAGTCCAATTCTCCTTGGGCACACATCCCAGCTATCAAATTATTGATGGGAGAAATGTACCCACTTTTCTGATCAAACGAATTCTGAAGGTAATCTAAAACATACTCAAACTGCCGCTCCAGACCCGCACGCGGGTTATCAACCTTATCTGCTTGCCATGTATTCCTACTATAATCCCATTCTTTAAACATATAGTGAGTATTAATGAAAACTATCGTTCTCCTATGTAATTCCTCAATTGAAATACTACTATCGAATTTCAAGCAATCAATATTGAATGGAGTTTGTGTTCGTTTAGTTATTTCAAACATCTTACCTATTCTACGTAAAACCTTTTCTCCTGAATTAACGTTCTCACGAGCACGTGCGACTGGGTCACTCTCATTACTTGTTAACAGAACGAATGGTGAATCATAGACATCTCCTTTAGAGTTCACATCTGCCTTCGCCACTTCCAATGGTGCGCCATTTATCAATCTAGTCAACATAGCGCTATCCATAGAAGTACGCTCCGTAAAAACATCATCAAATACAATAAACGGTTGATGATGATATAAACTATCATATTTGAGATGTTCACTTGTAATCAGTACGTGAGTTAACAAATCGGAATGTTCATCATATGGCTTCTTCGAGAAGTCAACATAATGTTTCTTATACTTAGCATTATTACGCAAACGATAATTTAATAGCATAGGAATATAAACAGCAGTTAGTAGCGTCTTTCCTACTCCGGGACCACCAAAAAAGAATGCAGAAACTGGTTCTATATGATGTTTCATCGTTGCCTCCTTTCCCATCACATTACGTAATTCAGTCAGCTTACACTCAACATCCCGTATACCAATCTCAGTTCTACTCTTAACCATAGCAGATCTTAATCTAAGATCTTCAACATCACTAGATATTGTTTTCAAGTGTGTGTCTCCGTCTGCAAACGTTCCCTTATAACTGAAACCATCTCCAAACTTGTAAGACGTCAAAATCTTTTGTAACTCACTAGATAATACTGTGACATCTCTCTTAAACTCTGCATCTCTCTCCTTAGCAAATGTTTCACCATGGACCAAATACTCTACAGCTGACATTAAACCAGCATATAAAGGATTCCAATCAGGATGTTCATGACTCAATCTCCGATAAATGTCCACTATACTGTCACAATTATATCCAAACTTACTAAATATTCTTTGCACAATTCCAACAATAACGAACGGATCAAACAACGTCCGACATGCATCAGCGACTATTTCAGATTTTGACCTTATAAGATCCAATAAAGCTTCAGTTTTATCTCCAAAACCTGACTGAGGACATAGCTCATCATTTCGTTCGACAGAGCTAGTCAATTTTCTTATGCCCTCAATCAGAGAGACTATAGCAGTTGCTGCTAACACACTAGAAGTTGTTGAAATCAGCATATAAATAGAGGATACTAAACCAGAAAGTTGAACTATCAATTTCAATAGTGAATTCAATAGTAAAACAAGTGATTGAAAAACTGCATTCATTTTAGATGCTACTGTAAGCATCTGATT